GGGTGGGGGTTATTAATGTTTTACACACAACATCTACCACACCTCGTTCATTTATAAACTCTGAACTGCTTCCATGATTTCCGTTTAAATCACTATCAATTCTTTCGGAATTCGTAGTAGTCCATGCACTATCAGAAGCACTTAGTGTGTCGGGGTCTACAAAGCTCTGTGAATTTGTTAATATCCAACAAGATGTATCTTTGTAAATAAACCACACCCCACCCTTCACAAACACATTATTATTATTATATGATCTATCTGTCTTCGTGTACTCTCCGTTCGCACCTGTTATATGTTCTCCCGCAAGTCGGTCTACCACAAGTGTGACCTCATCTACCAAGTTGTACTCCTCAAATGTAAAAGAAACGATTGGGTCATTTTCAGGTTTCTCAAACATTAAGTCTGTGTTGGTTTCTATTATAGAATGTGCTTTGTCCTGATTGAACCAAAATGAGTCACTAAACTCCACATCTCCACTATTTTGACGGGGTTTTGGGGTTCTGACAATCGCCGGCTTCTTACACAAATACCCCGACTGACTAACAGTGGTGTCTTCTCCGTTTACGGAAATTTTAGTATTTCTTGTATATCCGTTGTTTGTATGTTTTGTTTGGCGACCGAATTCCAATACATCCGCACCAGTTCCAATTGCAGATATATCATGCGGTTGATATTCTTTTTCAATATCATATGATTTTTTAATAAAACACTCAGTCGGTAAATCTACACCAGACTCAATAGAACTTCTGGATTCGAAAAATTCAACAAATGGTGTTTTGTATGTCTTAGAGTGCTTCTGTATGATTTTGGTTGTTTTGTAGGTTTCTTTTTTCGTGGAGGTTTGCATGGAGATTTTCATATCAACAAAATAGGTTGAGTCGTTGGTTACCCAATATCTATCATGATCAAAATCGATGCCCGGTACGACACCACGATTGTCAGGAGTTTCTTTTTTACACTTCCACATATTAGTATTGTAATATACCAAATCATCTATGTAGTATTTTTTATTAGAATCAAATCTATTAGAATAAAAATCTTCATTGATAACACCGTTGCTTACCATATCATCGGAGAGTAAAACTTGCATAGAACTAGTCTCTTTATTTAAATTATCAGTTTTGGATGAAACAAGTTCTATGCTCAATACTTCAGTTTCATCGTTATTAACTATCTCTAAGTTTGAATTAAATATTAAATCACCACACCGACTGAGGTCTAGATGACTGGCACGGGACTCACATGGTATGGTTTGATAATAATCCGTTTTGGTCTGTGCGTATATACACTCAAATTTAATATCAAGGGAGACATCATCTACATTGGTCTTTTCCAACCCGGCCGGAGTATACACCACGAGACTATTGGTCTGACTAGTTAATTTTAGGTTGTCGGTATCGACTCCTATAAAATCCCTAATATTCTCAAATTCAAATTTAATTCCGAAATTAACATAGACCTTTACCAACTCCGATGTATCTGTGTATACTCCCGACTGAGATACTTGGTTTTCCTCTTTGATTATATAAGATGGATATCTAGTTGAGTCTTGGATTGTCCAGTTGTCTCCGTTGTTAGTTGTGAAAAATATCCAATTGTTTTCGTTTCTGAACATATACTCCCCCGTGGACAAATATCCGACACTTCGGTATATACCATTCGCATCAGAGTACTCTTGGTCAAACCTAGACACAGAAACCACCAACTCAGACCCATAGGTTTCATAGTTACACACCCCTATTATGTTTTTGGTGGTTGTTTTGTATATACCCACCGCGGGATAGTTTTTGCTTCTAATCAGTGTATCCTCATTAATACCCGATACAAGTTTCCAATTAGAATAATAATCAGAGAACATTATTTTAGAATTGAACTTGTTCACTATATCACCACCCACATAATAATACGGGCCGGCCGTATTGGTGTGCGACTTCAGTTTGGTACACACCCCAGCAGACAATAAAGTTTTTCCGTGGGTTTTGATTTCAACATCATCGGAGAAAACCCCATATGATGTCTCGGGAACTGAAATTTTCCAATCAACTGCATTTTGGAAAGTCAACTCACATATACTGGTTTCTTGGTATTGTATGATGTTAAGTGTTTTTAGTCGGGTTTGCACTTGATCATATTTGCTTAAAAAGGATGCATCTTCAAAATCGGTATTAATATACACAATAGGAATGTCATATATAAACGAAGCATTTTTGCGGGACTGAATTCTGAGTTTCCACATCAAAAAATTATTAAACTTTCCTTTGTTAAGTTCAAAAAATAGTTTGTTTGGGGTGATCTTAAATCGATTATGAACCTTAACATCTGCATGTTGGAACTCATGACCGATTATGTTCATATCCTCATCAAAGACCACTCCGTTGCGATCAACGGTGTAGTCATCCAATATTATGAGTTCATCTCCATTAAAAAATCCAGTATTATTATCGATGGTGGCAAGGAAACCATCTTCTATATATTTTGTACTTGATACTATATAGTTTAAGTTTTTAACATTCCTAAGAACCCAGTGGGTTGTGTGTTCGTCATATTCAAGAATCCAGTCCATGCCTTCGTTTACATATGTTGGAATTGGTGTTTGGTTGTTAGTATTTGGTGAATCACAATATGCAACATCGGTTTTCATTTGATACATACCGTTTGCGGAGGAGGCCTCTCCATAAAAACCAGAAATTCTAAGAAACCCGGTCGAAGTTCTATTTGTATAATCCTCGGATAGTTTATCTACATATTGATCATCGCCGAGACTACCTTGGAGTTCACCTTCCTCGTATTCGTTTGTAATTAAAAAGAAATTATTCACGGGGATTCCATTATTGATATAGGTGATGTCATGTTCAGGTTCGTGGAGCTCGCCGAAATTTAATAACTGGATGTCATATGTATCTGAGGAGACTGGTGATTTGTTTCCGCACATATCCGTTCGCATTACCTCTTTTAATTTAGTGTCTACATAAACTTCAAAGTCGGTAAGTGAATTGCCGGTTAACAATACTACACTGCACATATCAAGTTTTGAGTCGGTTGGTCGGTCTGTTGTTTGAATGTTTACTTGCTTAGAGTGTACCAATCCGGTGTCATATCTAAGCATTGACCGGGTCTTAAAAAACATAGACGTTCCGGAATCTAACGGGCGGCCGATCTCGTCACCAACTTGTAAATTTCCAAAATTTAAAATATCCACATTGACATTTACCAAGGGAGTGGGTTCTCCGGTGATGCATCGGGCGTGGGCAAGTTTGGGGAGTGGTTGGTCGTCATCGTCACTCAAGTCTGGTTTATTTATAGTTATCGTTGGTGTAGACGAAAATGTAACAGTGTTATCGGATGACCAATTTATTCCAGTGAGCATATAGTGGTGTGGGTTCACCCTAACTATCGATCCGTCTGTTTCATCTAATATGAATAACTCAGATACGGTGACCCGTTGTGGCCATGTGCTTTTCCAGTTGTCTGGTTTTGTTCCTCCAATTACGACTTGCTCTGTTCCCACATACCCACGACCCGAGATGAGTATTTCTATATCTTTTATGTATTGTGGGATTTTACCTATGTGCATAGAGGTTGTTTCAAATGAAACTGCTTCCTTAATTTTTGTTGTTCTTGTTTTATTTAAGTTTAAATTACTACATATCTTGTTGGTGAATGAAGTATTCTTTTCAAACAAGACTAAAAGTGCTACATCAAAGTCGGTTGTGCTTCCACCAATCACAACAATTCCAAAGTGTACATCAGTATCTATATAATGCCGGATTGTATCTACAGATGAATTCAGAATCTCCGTATTTACATTAGACTCTATATCAGACATAAAATCAACTATCTTGTTTGTTTCTTGTTTACCCGATTCGTTGTATATATAACCGGGTACAAAATTCCCACCTACATTTAATATTTCCACTCCCTCAATCTTACCATTCGGTGAAAAATTGAGACCAAGGATTGAGTTGTTTACTTTTTTGGAGAGGCGTTTCTTTTGTGGTTTAAATGCAATATTCTGAGCAAGGGGTACTGCATCTAGAATAGCAGACGATTTTATGCTTATACCGAACTTCACATCACATTCATATATAACAGGAGAGTGAAATGTGTCTGTGGTCTGATATACATGAGTGTTAACATACTCCCCACTGCTAAAGTTGTCTGAGTCGGACGTACCCGACAACTCTACCTTGAAGTCTCCTAGAAATTTAAAATCTATTTTATTTTTACTGGTCAGTTCTTCTGGAATTTTAACCAAATTAACTGAATCAAATTCTTTGGGTGTAAATGTAACCGTGTCACTTTCGTAATTTCTAAAATCAAAAACCAATTTATCACGATTGGCAAAACTCACAAGTGAGTTGATGTTACCCGATGTGTAGTGTGGGTTTTCACACGACTCGTATTTAACTCCATTGAACTCACCAACTATCCGGATAACCTTATCTGCATCGGTTTCGTTGACACCCTCACCACCAACCCAACCGTTTTGCATTTTTCCTCTGAATGTACCGTTAAGGTATGCATACACATTGGATCCAGAGAACACATACTGATCTTTGGGGTGAACCTTATCTGATATGGTGTTTGTTGTGGGGTCAATCGTTCGTTCTGTATATGTACCCTGATATATTCCGACCATCTCCGCACTGACCCAACCTTGCAAATATGCGTCTACATCTATAAATCTGTCATATGTTGATATGAAATTGACTCGACCAAAGTAGTCTGTGTTTTTTTCGGGGAGGTTGTCTGATGTGAGTGATCGGCGAAACCCGGTGCTAAACCAGTCGGGTGTCTTTGTGTTGGTATCTGTAAGTTTGTTGCCGGAAATCCATGTATAGTTTTTATAATTTTTGGTTTTTCCGAGGGCAAGTTTCTTTCCACCACCAATAGTATTATCCGAAGCAAGTATCCAAGAACCCATGTAGTTAGAATAGAAAACCCACCACTTTCTGGTCTCGTTTGTAAACACAGGTAACCCAGAACTGCCCCGAAGTTTAAACTCATATACACCATTGGCAGATTCCATCCCATCGGTGAATCCACTTATCTGTATTCCGTCATTAAATAACACATCATAGTCTATCCTACCACCACCATACTCAGAACCTAATTGTAATATTGTTTTGGTCTTTTCAATCTTATATAGAGTATTGTTAATATCTACACACCCATGTACAGCAAAGACATCCCGTGTTTTATCCGACTCATGTTCTCCTATAAACGATCCACCAAAGTTGTAGTCGTATGTATAACTCTGTTTTTTATCATAAGAGTTGATGTTAGCTTCGTGCATTAACTTGAAACCATCATCGGATGACTTGATATAAGTCCGTTCGTTTGCAAAACTGGATATGTTTTTATTTTTGGACTTCGTTGACAATATGTCAAAATTCACACTTAAAATATTAGTTACATACTCCTTATTATGTTTTTTCTTTTTCTCATCGATCCACGAATGTGAACTAATCCGAGGTGGTATGATTTTATTTCTCTCCAACAGAGTGGGTTCTACTAACAACCCAGAAATAAGATTTGATCGGGCAGGAATAAGTTTTTCCATATTCTCAAACAGAGATGGATCAATATAAGACTTTATCAAATTAAAATATCTCTGTATGTCCAGATTACCAAATCCATTATCAAAAAATATTTTTTTGAAGCTCTCTAGTTTTCTGTACGAAATTGCGTGGGTGTCAGATGGGTCGCCTATTAAATTACCCAAATCAAAGTTACCCATAAATCGTATAATCTCCCGATTAATTATATCAGACGGACTAAAATAGACCCCAAGTGAATTTGTATCTACTGAATGTCTGTTCTTTGATTTCTTGGTTGAACGGCCGAATGGACTAAGGGGTGCTATCTTAGTTTGCTCTTCAATTCTTATTTTATTGTTATTAAATACCTGAGATCCGAAGGTTGGCAACCGAGTATGTTCCCGTCTGCTCTTTCCAGTAAAATCATATGGGAAATCCGTGGTCGTGAAGTTGACTGCATTTATATAAGATTCGTCATCGTCCAGGATATAATTTTTAATCTTACCCGGAATGTCTATATCACCACGAATGTCATATGGGTAATCAAAATTAACCTTAACGATCAAGTTATCCTTTAAATTCAACGAATCATCAATATCGTAACCCTGATTGTGATTTATATGGTTAGTGAATCTACTTTCACTTATTTCTTCTGCGTATACCCGGAGTCTATCAAGTGTTCCTAAAAACGAACCTTCATAGAAGTTTCCAAGTGTAAACTTTTCTGTTTCCAAAATTCGTCTGCTTGAATAACCTGAGATTAAAATCGAGTTGGTGGCCTCGAACAATATGTCGGCGTCATAAACTCTCTTAACCACAAGTTTCAATTCCGAATCCCTGTGATGGTCTTCTGAGGCCTTCGTTATTAAAATATCATATTCTTTATTCTCACCAAAATAAATGGGATTTGATAAATTTGAAGGACACATACAGATTCCGTCAGAATTGTTCAAATTGAAATAAAATTTTCCGTAGTCATCGGGATAATTATTCTCATCTCTATATACACCAAACTCCCATGCCGGTGTGTGTATTATGGGGAAATGACCCTGAAACCGAAGTTCTTGTGAACCAACCGCTCTCAGTTCGGATATCGTCATGTGTACACCCGACGTGGTTCCCCGAAATATGAAGTCTATATAAAAATCCTGATTCCTCTTGTTGTCTGTGTTTTGGTGATTATTCAATCCTTGGTTAAATAATAACCGGACCACTTGGCCATTTAAAGTTTCTTGAGCTCCGATTTCTGCAAGAGTGTGTATGGGGTCGTAGTCACGTGAATCTCCGTGATTCGTTCCTAGTTTAGCCTCGTCCGAATAAATTGTCATAAACGCAGGTATATTACCGGACACGACTTTGGGATAAGAAAATGACACACCCTCTCGGAAGTTTTTCCAAGAAAGTGCTATATCGGAATTGACATCCCAACCGGGTTGTATATATGAATTATCAGATTCTCTCTTGCTATAAAATCTTGGTCGTTTGCTTCCAATCAGAAAATCAGATTCTTCTATAATCTTATCAATTGGTTTCTCCCACCCCATGTTGCTTGGGATCGTACCAGCATCCACAGGGTTGAATGATGTATATTCTTTGGCAGTTTTAAACACGTCAGTATCAATACTGACACGGAGTTCAATTGACACCGCACCCTCGTTAACTTTATCGGGTTGCAGAGGAACTTCTATATATTGGTCAGATTCGGTAAATTTAAGTGCATAATCATGGGTGTCAATTCTAAATGTAGCATCGTCATCGGTGGCGTCTGTGCCGTGCCTCATACCTCCATATTCACGTATACTAAATAGATAATCTGGTATACCATAACAACGAAACAACGCCCTAAGTGACTCTTCTGTTCCCGAACTTTTTAGAATATATGGCAGGTTGTTTAATATTCTCCTCCAGACTGTATTTCTATTTTCTTCAAAGACTTTACTGATTGACAATTCATCTACCATCCGTCCGGTAAATTTAACTCCAAATGAGTTCATTACAAACCAAACAAGTTGGTTAGGTACTCCCTTTGAGTATGAATTTCTTACACTTGCCATGTCCGTCATGGCCTCGATATAAACAAGCAGAATATCGAATTGCTCTCCTATCATGTTTAAGAATGAAGTAAAGTCATCATTTTCATTTGTTCTTACCAAAAACTCAGGAATACTATTTCTCAAGGAATCGTCATTGTGCTTGTCATATAACTCAGCAGCTGCCGCGGTTTTCTTGTACCAAGCAAACCCATCAGTTTGCTTAAATTCAATCATATCTGTGGGGATGTGTTCGGGTGGAAAAATAGCCACTTTGTCTTTATACTCCTCATCTATGTAGATTCTACTAAACGCAGATTCTTGTCTATCAAATCCAACGTGGTTCTCGGTTGTTTCCTCCAAGTTATTGTCGGATTCGTTTGATGTAAACCCAGAGCTTAAATTTTGTGTATTTGAGTATATATAAAAACCCAAATCTTCATTAAAGAGTTGCCACTTACTGATAAGTGAATCCCATTGGATCTTCCACGTTCGGTCTACTTCGTTTGTAAAAACTTTATCTAGATCATATTTCCTATGCATTCGTAATTTATACACACCATTTGCTGGTGAAACTGCGTTCGTAAAACCATATAAACTAAACGAGGTTTCTCGGGGCCAGGAAGTCTCACTATTATCATAATACAAATATTTTTCGTATGGTGTAAATGTTGAAATTATATCATAAATCTCAGAATATAGTTTTTTAATATCACCAGTTCTCATTACTGATATCGAATCCAGTGCTATTGTTTCTGCAACATCACCCATAGATAGTTTATTATCAATTGAGTTTATTTTTCTGTTATAGTCGTTTATTCTTGTTTTTATTTTAGAAATTTTAGTTAGTTTTAAAACAAAATTATCAACCCTTGCACGGGCGGAGGAAAACTTTACAAAATTTTTGAAATCCGCGTAGTCTATATTAAGATTTGACACTTCATCGTTTGTTGTCTTAAAATATTTTTCGGCCGAACCGATGTCTTTATCCAACAGACCATCCGTATCTCCATGTAGGGTATATTTTTTTGTGGTGTCGGCTGTTATTTTTTGAGAAATATCCGGACCTCTTAACTTAAATGTACGGGACGAATCATCTGGTGTTGTTCTGAGGATTATATTTTTAATAATATCATCTGAATATAAGTTCTGTGATATGTAAAACTGCGTTTCCTCGGTAATTGCTTCGTCGAGTGGAGTGAGGAGTTTAATTAAAAGAACATCGTTGGCACTTTTACCAAGTGACTCGTCCGTATAATTTGTGTATTTTAAAATCGGTACACTTATTCCATTTCCTAAGTTTAATAAATTGGCCAGATATTTATCGAACTTCTCATAAAAAATACTATCCAACAAGGCAGAGTCAAACATTTGAAGTAGCATATATTTATAGAATACTTTTATATCTTCATTTGGTTCTTGTAAAAAACGTGAAAAGTTATTCAACGTAAAGTCAATTGAATTTATATATTCTAAGTAAAATTTTTCTTTGTTAAATACAGAATTAGAACTACCAAATATAAAATTTTTATAGAAATCACTAAGTGAAATATAAAGTTGATCCAACTCCCTCAGAAGTTCAATTTCTGATATGGAGAACACAGTCTCTATCTTTTTAATGTAAGAGTCGTAGTCAGATGTGTTACTGCTAAACTTCTTTGTTTCTAATTCAGATGTAAATAACTCGGGTTTCAATAAATCACCGACACGATCCACAAGTGAACCAACTACAACTTGTTTGTTAAGAAAATTATTATATTCAAAATTGAATGCTACCTGGTCTGGGTTTTGTGTAGTTTTTAATGACTGGGGGAATGCACGAATTTCAGTTCTAGAACTAGATATGTCTTTTATTATAAACTTATATGGATTATCAAAAGAACCAACTATGTCATTTCTATATGATATTTTTATCTTAAATTCACCCTGTGTTACACCCAGTTGTCCCAGTTCGTGTTTCGGTGATATTAAAATACCTTGGTCGGATGTTGTTGGATACAACGTATCTAAATAAGATATGGTTCTGGTATTAAGTTCTCCTGCTGGTGTTTTATACGAAAACTGCTTAGTTATATAGTTGGGTGCTTGTTCTACAAGTTTCCAACCGAAAATTTCATTCCGGGGGGAAAACACAGAAAATTCTATAACATCCTTCGAGTTCTTACCAAACTTGATACCAGGTTGCTCAACATCCCTAATTTTTTGAAAATCTTGGGTCGGGACCAAACTTCCGCGGAGAGCATTTGTTTTGGTATCTACATTCGATGCGTATGTATGCTGAAAAAATGTTTCCATAACCCTTTATTTTTATGTAGGTTTTGCCGCGAATGGTGCGGGATCGTATGCGGTGTTAGGAGTCGAGGAGGATTCTTTTGCTAAGAACGGAAATGCACCGGTGAAGTCGGATTCAGAACTTCCTTCGTTGTTTTTAATTCGTTGCTCAATTATAAGGGCCCTCATGGCGTTGTAAGTTTGTTCGGCATCTTCTTTTACCTTAGTGTTCTGATGTGACTCTTGTTCCAAAATCTTGGATAATTCATCAATCTGAGTTTCCAGAACGGCCTCTCTCTGAAGTTGATTGTCACTTACACTCTGAATGTCGTCTTCAATCAGTAAATCAAGTCCGGTGGACGGGATGTTGTTTGTGAATTCCGTGAACATTGTGTTATAGTTTTGTTCAATTTTACCATCGTCGAACTCCATACGAGATTGTGTTATTTTTATTAGAGAATTGGAGATATCGTCTTTACTAGCATCTATGATATGGTTACCAGTGGAATCAATATTTTCATTTATATCTCCACCCGCAAGCACATCCAATAAATCGGACTGATCTAGGTCGTATACTTTTATGTAGTTTGGGATGTTGGTGCTCATAATTAACTCACTATCATGAAAGTTCTATCGTCTGTGAATGTCTTTTCTACCCCGTGGCCACGGTATTTTAATAAAAATTTATACAACCGACCACGACTCAAACAGCTGAAATCAAATATAAAGTAATGCCCCTGGGTATCACATGAGATTTTTGTATATTCAGAGTGGTCTATGATTACCTCCTCAGTTTCTGCATCTCTGACGGAGTAATATAGGGATTCCTCTACAAAATTATTTGAAGCATATCTCATTCGGTTGGAAAACTTCTTTTTTGGAAACATATCCCGGATACCCACTCTCATTTTTTCTATTTGATTTTTTGGATATTCGTTTTTAATATCACCAATTGACATTGATATATTTTCCGAGGTCAGTTGAACTAAGTTGGGTGATAATATAGTTTCCACCGATGTTGACTCCAGAGAACCCGTATCCAGAGAACCAGTATCAAGAGAACCCGTATCCAGAGAACCAGTATCCAGAGAACCAGTATCAAGAGAACCCGTATCCAGAGAACCCGTATCCAGAGAACCAGTATCCAGAGAACCAGTATCCAGAGAACCAGTATCCAGAGAACCCGTATCAAGAGAACCAGTATCAAGAGAACCCGTATCAAGAGAATCGGGGGTAGGGGACTTACTTGTCACCAGTTGTTCAATATATGGATTAAATTCATAATCAAATATAGCCACCTCAACATATGGTGAATATATCGTGTTTGTATTTGATGAGAAAAGTTTAATATTTCCTGATCTAGATTTTGTATCATCTTTAAATTTTAATAAAATCCCGTGATTCTCAATTGAACCGGAAGTCCAGTAATGTACGAATGTCGTTATATCAAGTTCCACGTCGGATGCGACCTTATTAAATTTGTAGGATTTACTTATAGTAACATCTTCTCCAGATTCTGTATTTTTAACTGACGAAAACCACGCACCACCACCACCGTCTATTTCAACTGATGTGTCAACACTCCACCTCGTCTGATCTTCATTTCTATGTATCCACGTTGCACCCGGATATGTATGCTCGGCATCCGCGAATCGACCCTTGCCCTCTTGCCAACTCTCTGAAACTGGATATGCTTCTATTTCACATACATGATCCAGTTCAAGACTACTAACCACCTTGAGTTTTAAAACAAACCTCGCACCGATTTTTTTGAATTTTACTAAATCTTCTTGTTGGAAACTGATGAGGGTTCTTGATATGATTGGTCCGTGGGTTGGAGTGAAATCGGCCGTTATTTCCACAATCTCATCTGCACCTGTATTTAGTCGGGTGGAGTTGCTATAAATCGTACAATCTTTATCTGGGTATATAAACTTTATCATTATATTACTCTTCCCGTTATATCTCTATCGGGATATTTTAACTCAAATATGGACGGGTCCATAGATGGGTATATTGTTTTTCCAACAGTTGCTCCTGTGATGTCATACTCGTTTTCAGAATATTCCCCATCTTCTATATTACGATTTATAACCTCAACATCAACAACCGACCGTACACCGGTAACATTTGATAATGTCAATTCAATTTCACCAATTTCTATGGGTTGCATTATTGAAATTTTATCAATAGTAAATAAATCAGAAAGTTGCGTGATGCAGTTAAGCAATACTTCTTTTTTATTAAAATTGTGAAATATTGATATTTCAAAATTAATACCAAAGTTTATGATGAATGCGTTTGTTATATTGACACCATCTGTGAGTATTCTGTATTTACTTAGATAAGTCTTTAGGTTCTTGAGAATAAGTTCGTTGGGGGAAACTAAGTATTTGTTGTTATCATGTGACAATACATATAAATTGATAGCAAGTGGGTTGTTGAGTTCTCCATAAACCACATTCATTCCATTAGGAGTGATTTTCGCATCATCAGCAAATGCTTGCTTGAAAATATTAGTCTGGGATCGGGTGTCAAGTATTCCATCTTTGGAAACATACGCCTTGGCAATGCTTCCAAATTTGGGGGGCATTGACAGTGTCCGGATTACATAGTCATCCCGGGTGACTGCCCTGTGTTGTGATGAAAATGAAGCGAGTCCGTTTTGTCTGATTTCTTCATCCGTCTCGGTCGATTTACCACCGATACCAGGAAGTGGGTTGTTTACACGGAGACTACTTTTTATTGTATCAAATGCTTTTCTTTCGGATATGTCTAGATACTCGGTACTTTCTGAGAATTCAACTGATTGAATTGTATTTAGTGTATTTGCTGAGATATTTGATTCAACTCCACCACCCACATAATATTTAATTGTTAAATTTGTATTTGATGGGGCCGTTCCATAACTATTCGACTTGAGGAAGTTGCTTGGATCTATGGCATTCTCAAAGTTTTTTGATGTGTGTAAAGTCTTTCCCAAATTATTCATACTGGGAATTATTATTTCGTCATCGAACTTATCACTACCTGCACCAAACTCCAGTGTAGTTGTATTGTCGGGGTTTACAATTGTTATGAATCTACGTGATGTTTTTATGTATCTAAGTATGTGGGGGACCGAGTCGGCAAATTTTGAATAAATGGGGTTGTTTTTGTAATTATTTGGTTCTTCTATTGGAACCGTGTCTTGGGCCAGATAGGGGACTTCATAATATATATTTTCATCGGAGTCTGTTACCGACAAGATCTCTATTACATTCGTGTCAGAGAGGGTGACTTCATAAAACTCACTTGGTTCACCAACAGTTACAGTCTTGGTTTGTAGTGTTCCTGCACTTGCAAGTGTAGTCTTTTTGAGCAAGTAAAACGTTGGTTGACCGACGTCGTCTCTTTCATATACACTCACATCCCGTGGAGAAAAGTCAGTCGTTTCGTTAAAATTTATTTGCTTAGTTGTTCTAAACGGTGGAGACTGGCCATCACTTGATGAAACCTCGAGGCCTTCCTGTATGTTTAGTGCAAACCTAAAGTCGGGTTCGGCATGGGAGGATTTTCCTATCTTTGACGGAACCAGTTGAAACACTTCAAGTTCGGTTGTTGCGGCCACCGAAGTTCTTATCTTATACCCCAGATAGTTTGCAAGGTTGATTATATTTTTTCTTTCGGATGAATATTGTAGAAACCCCTCTTTGAACTGATGATCAATATAGTAGGACAGAACATCTCCCACATAGCTGGCCAATTCTATAAACATCATACCAGATGAATTTTCACTGAAATCTTTATATGTGGATGAATAGTATGACTTGGCATATTCTATTAAATTCTCACGGAAGGAATTAAAGTCCTTACCTGTGTAATTTATATCCTTTCCACTTACACCAGACTTTGTATATAAATCATTGGCCATTTTATGAAGACTCCAGTTCAAGTTCTTCCCGTGAACCGGGAATTGATAAAATACTAAATGTAATATATAAAACCGCGGTGTTGGGTGCAGTATCTATCTCTCTATCGACACTAACCGCAATAACTGATATCTCGGGCATCCACTTCTCCGCTGCCTCATGTACCGCATCCACCAGGAGTCCATCATACTCAGATTCACCCGGATTAAATAAAAGACTTCTTAAATCACTTCCATAGGTGGGCATCATAGGACGTTCACCCTTTGCAGTCATTAATAACATTTTTAGATTTGTGTGAGCGCGCTCGATGTCGGAATATGTCTGTTGAAAGTAACCAGAGTTGCCACGGGTATATGGTAGTATTATCCCCACTGGAACATCTCTGCTCATGTAGTCGTTCCTCGTTTTTTATCTACTAATTTTAAAACATCTGAGTAGTTTCGTGTTAGTGCGGTTGTTAAATGGTCTGGTAACGAGTCGACATCAACCGTCTGACCTTGGAGGTCGGTGTGTTTGGGTTCTTCACCTACTCGTGGGCCTTCTGTGGGAATTCCACCCACAGTTTCGTTTAATACTTGGTTTAGTGCTTCGTTATTACTATATCGTTTGGTCGCAGTTTTCGTTTTTACGGGAGACACCTTGGTTTTAGTCCTAAGGGCTTCTTTTACAAGTTCTACGGGGTTGGACTCGTTGCTCACGAGAGACGATGATAATATTTCCGCCACTATCTTGGGTAACGAAGCATTTAGTTCCTGCCGAACGGCGGACCTTATTATTTTAACTAATTCTAATTTTTTCATGTATATATAACCTTTCTATCCAGATATAAATATTCGTTCACTCAATAAAGTTGGAGTTCTTGCTTTTAAAGCTGCTAAACTTCCCTGTTGAACCGGAGTTCCTGTCGTTACATAGGGGTCATTGTGTGAATGACTGGACAACCAATCACATAAATCGTCCAACCACCACTTTGTACAATCTCCTTTTAGTGTTGGGTGGTTTCTGGTGGTGTATAAACCCAAATGTACAGTTGGTGCTTCAAGCGATGCATGACGGTCTGATTTTACAACAAATCGTTGCTTGCAATTCATTGTTATCTCATCATCCGTTGTAATAAAAAACTTTCTCTTGGAAAATAAACCCATTTCTTGTGTCTTTGCTGAAATTAGTATCCTCTCCGAGTTCATTACGATTTGATTGCCGTTTAATACCGTGGGAAGTTGCACTCCGAATATTATTCCACCACTCTGTTGTTCCAGTACCTTATTTTCCGTCTTTTCTATCTCCGTTTCAAATTTTTCGGTATGGACTTTGTCTGCATCAGCAAGTACTTTATTAACCTCTTCTGTGTCTTTTAAATTCTCAAGATCGTTGGGGTGTAATAAACTCACCGCATTTAAGTCCGCATCTTCAAGGACAGTTCCTTTTAATTCTTCTTTCGTAATAGTTTCTCCTGTGTGAAACGAGGTTACTTCATCCGCATCTTCTGCGGCGGGTGGGCCACCCACTGGTTTCTTAAATTTTGTTTTGCTTTTGATTTTTTCAAACTCTTTGTTTTCATTTTGTTCATAGGTATCTTCTTTTATACTACCGTCTTCGTCAGTATATGTATCATAAACTATACTTTTGTTTTCCGTTTCATATGAAACTCCCGTAGTTCCATTCTGTTTGCTCGTTGATTCCGTAAAATCATGGGAAGTCTTAGCATCGTTTTCTATTTCAGACTGAAGTTCTTCTTTTGTTGTTGGTTTCTTGTTGGTCTTGGTTGGCAACTTATCAGTTAGGGGGTTGGTCTTCGTTTCAGACATGGTTGTTTCTATTTGCGGTATCTGTTCTTCTTTTTTTATGCCGAGGTGACCCTCTACGGATTTAATATTTGGTTTGGTTATTGTATCCACGGACGGGATGTCTACTTTATTCTTTATATCATCTACTTGCGTAGATATTGATTTTTTAGAATAATCAGATTTTATATCACTTGACAATTGACATCCCACCGCAGGGGGGGATAGTGTAGATCCAGACGGATGACTATTTTGAAGGGGGGTTTTGAGTTTTAATGAACCATAACCATCAACACATATACACTCTTCGAGGGTAGTTCCTTCACCAAGAACCGAATAAGATCCCACGGGAAATTGCGAGGGGTCTTTTACTTGAAGTGTATCTGCTCCTGCGAGAACCGGGTTTGTTAAATTGTCTGCTACACCAAGTTCGGGTTTGGTAGACGGTTTCCGGTTCGACTTCAGTTGCTCTATTTGTTTTTTAGCACGGACATTTTCTTTAATAAAACTGTTTTTTTCACGAGAGGATAAATCCTTTAATACGGATTGTTCCGCTGATGATGGAACATACTCATCGATTTCCCTTTGTGTGACTGGTTGATTGAACGGAGATTTGGTTTTATCTGATTTTTTGTTAGTTATTTCGACCGGATTGACTGGATTGTCGGAGGGTGAATTGTTCCACCCAGTATCTCGTTGGAGACCCGTCCTTGCATCAAACTCAAGGTTAACCAAGTCTTTGTTTCCTTGGGCAATGGTTATATCGGTTTTTCCTAAATTACATGCATCACACTTTAACGCACCAATGTCACCCGTGATTGATTTAAATTGTTGGTCAAATCCGAAGTCATTTCTGGCGTATGTGTCATATGTACCTGCACCGATTAACTGCTTACCAACCGACTCAGTCAGGGTCTTGTTCGTCAAACCACCGGCAAAGGATTTTCTAAAGGTATCAATTGTGTCCGAACCATATTCCATGTTTTCCACCCAATCACACAAGTTAAATAAAACATTTGCTATATTTAGGTCACCCAAATCAAAGCTTGAAAAATTAAATTTAAGATTTTTCAGTTTGTCAAATATTGACTTTAGTCTATCAAGTAAATCTAAATTTATACCAAGAGTCAACA